ATGAGATATGTAGAAACAAGACATTTCATTGGTGTTCGTTATACACAAGATCAGTCTCTGTCTTGGCCAAGATCTTGGGTATATGATAAAAGTGGTTATCTCCTTGCTGTTACAACAATTCCGAACGACCTTAAAAAAGCTGTGATGGAAGGTGCTTTCATAGAACTTGGAACTTCCAATTCTCTTCAAGCAACAGATACTGGAGGAGGCGTCAAAAGGAAGAAGATCGATGTTTTGGAAACCGAATGGTTTGAAGGAGCAAGTCAAGTAACTTCTTACACAGTTGTTGACGACTATTTGGATTGGCTTGTTGTGAGTAGCAGTAAAGCGGTGAGGACTTAATAATGGCGGATTATTCAAATGAACAAATATCAGCTTACAATGATATATCCGATGCTGGAACAACTATTACATTCCAAAAAAAGGTTTCGGGCACTTATAATGCGCGATTTGATGTTGAAACTTCTGCCTATGCTGAGTTGGATGGAGCCATTGATGATCTTGTTGTTGCTTTGGTTCTTAAAAATGTAACAGGAACCTTTGGGAGTTCGGGAGAAATTTGGATAGATCAAGAAAAACTTTATTACACAACCTTAGCTGGTTTGAATATGTCAGGAATAACCAGAGGGTATAACGGAACATCCGCCTCTTCTCATCTGGATTCCGCAAATATATTACAAGAAAGCAGTTATACCAGTTATACAGGCGTTCCCGCTGTTGTGTTAGAAATAAATGAAGGACAGATCCTAAGCACTGTAATAGAAGATACGGATAAAATGTTCCTTGTTCCTGCTTATAGTTTGGGATTTGTTCCAGAACAACATGATTTAGTAACCCTTGGATCTATTACATACAATGTTTTTACAGTAAAAACCGTGGCTCCAAGTAACGATCCGATTCTTTATAAAGTATTTACTCGTAGAGTACTTCTTTCGGAGTAGAATTATGGCTTTTTCAGATCAAATGAATAAACTTGCCGAAGACTTTGTAATAGAAGCTGAAAAAGTTATTAAAGAAGTTGTTTTCCGTAATATGGAAGAGATTGTGGATGGAACTCCGAAAGACACTGGAAATTTAATGGCGAATTGGGATTTGGCAAAAGATACTACCGGAGAACGCGATCCTATATCTATAAAATCTCCTATTGAGCGAGGAGTAGCTAAAACAAAATCCATGAATAGAATTACAAAAGGTTTGAGCGAGTACAAAGTTGGAGATGAGCAAATTACCATTTTCAATAATGTAAGATATGCTGAATATGTAGAAGAAGGAAATAATAATCAAAGAAATTCTGGTTGGGTGTCTAGGCAAGCAATTGTAATGGAAAAAGAATTGGTTCGTGCTTTGAATAAGTTGGTTAATAAGCTCTACGCTTTCAGTCGAAGGAGGTAGTAAATGTCTACAACAAGCATCAGAGAAGAGATCGTAAATTATTTTGATACTCAATGGGCCAATGCTACTCCTGTAGCTTATGAGAATCGACCATATGCACCTAATACAAGAGCCACTTGGATCAGATTTCTTGTAAATGATGTTTTTACAGAACCTGCCACACTTGGATCTGATCTTTGTATGCGAACAACTGGTTTTGTTCATGTAGTTATAAATGTTCCAGAAAGTTCTGGAACTAAAATGGGAAGAGTTTTAGCTGATAAACTTATCAAGATTTTTGTTGCAAGACAAATCACCACAGTTACCTTCAATAATTATGAGAAAAAAGAGTTGGGTGTTTGGGATGATTTTTACCAAATTTCTATGAAATTTCATTTTTGGGGTGACACACTTGTCTCACAACTTCGAGTTTAATGAAAAATACAGATGTCCTGTTTGTAATAAACTTCTAGGCGAAGGAAATATAATAAGACTTTTTGTAAAATGTCCTCGCTGTAAAGAAGTACGCGCCTTTGGGAAAGAAGAGAAAAAGAAAATAAAAAAGTTTACTTTTTCTGAATAGTACTATATACTTCTTTCCAATAGAGCATCGATTGAATGCCGGTAGTAGAGTGGTTCTACTCCGGCTATTTTTTTATATTTTAATTTTTTTGTAGGAGGATTTGAACAATGGCTGGTAGTGCGAATTTAGCAAGTTTGGCAGTGGTAGAAGAGGTTGCTTGGGGAGTGAATCCCGGCACGGCTCTTCGCGAGTTCGGTTTTACTTCCGAATCTCTTGGTTTTAATATTGATAACATCACTTCGGATACTATTCGTTCTGATCGTCAGGTATCTGACTTGATTCAGACTGGAGCGTCTGCTTCTGGGGATGTTAATTTTGAGTTGAAGTATGATCCGGTTCTTTCTAATTACATGCAGGGAGCGTTGTGGGATGATGAATGGCATGGTGTTGGTTCCCCTGATCAGGCGACTTATACTACCACTGCTGGTTTGACCGTTGCTTTGGTTGCTTTGGCAGGAACTTGGACGTTTGATGCGGCTTTCGTTGCTCTCGGCACTTTGAATCCTGCTCCTGGGCAGACTTTTACAGTATCGGGTTCTGGTGCTGGTAATGATGGTACTTACACCATTATTTCCGTAGCCACTGGTGCCACTATCGTAATTACCACTGCTGCGGCCGTTGGTGACGAAACTTTCGATGATGCTCCTGTTGGAACTTTCGTTTTCAATATTGCCGAAACTATCACTTCAGGCACAATTGTCGGCACTTTGGATTTTTCCTTGAATGCTGCTGGTAATACAATCACCCTTGGCGCTGCGGTTGTTCATGATATTGCAACTGGTCAATGGATTGAGCTTACCGGATCTGCTACGGATGATGGTTACCATTATGTAACTTTGGTGGCTGGTAATGTAATTACTGTTGAGTCTATTACGACTACTGAAGTTCTGGATGAAACTGATGCTGCTACTATCAAAGGCGCACGTATCCGCAATGGTGTAACGGAAAATTCGTATTGGATTGAACGTGCTCATACGGATATTACTCAATATTTCTCTTTTGAGGGTATGGTTATCAATACCATGAGTATGTCTTTTGCGGCCAATTCTATCGCCACTGGAACTTTTGGTTTTATGGGTAAACAAGTGTCGTTGGCCCAAGCTACCACTGGTACTGGAACTAACACTGCGGCGGCTACCACTTCTGTTATGAATGCTGTTGCGAATGTGGGTCAGATTCGAATCAATGGAACTGTTGTGACAGGTTGTTTGATTCAGGAAATCGGTTTGGATCTTAACAACAATGTCCGTGGTTTGTCTTCTATTGGCACTCTTGGTTTTTGCGATATGGGTGTTGGTGAAGTTTCTGTTACTGGAACTTTCAACCTGTATTTCAATGATGAAACCTATTATGATCTGTTCCTCGCGGCCACTGCATTTTCTTTGAGTTGGAAAGTTGAAGATAATTTGGGTAATGCATATATTTTCGACCTTCCTGAAGTTAAATTCACTACTGACACAGTTAATGTGACGGGTAAAAATAGTGATGTCATGGAAAATACCGCGTTTACGGCTATTATGGACCCCACGTTGCTTTATACTCTGCAAATTATTCGTGTGGCGGCATAGTGAGTTAAATTAATGACTTACAGTACAGGGATAGAGATGATCACTCGACAAGGAGGTTTTCCTGAACCTCCTTCCCTGTATTTCTTTAATCAGGATCTGTAAGAAGGTTGGATTTTGATTAAAAATAGAAAGGTCGTATAATGAGATACGTGTGTGCTACGTGCGGTTATTTATTTGCTCCGGGAGAAGATCTCAACGCTCCTTGCAAAGATTGTAAATGTAGAAATCGTACAGCATTGATGGATCATTTTAATAATAAGAAGAAGGAGGTAAAAAATATGTATAAAGTGTTCTTACCGGGAGATCCTCCTGAGAAGAAAATGATGGAAGATTTGGACGCTGAAATCATGATTGAGAATGGCGAAGCCTTTATGACTCGTGGAGAAGCTATAGCAGCTTACAAAGGATGCAAATCGGTTGCTGATGAAGTTCTTGCTCCTCCCGTTCCTGAAGAGGAAGATGACGAATATGTAGAGGAAAAAGAGGAAGATGACGAACCCATTCCTTTGGAAGATGATGAAGAAGACGATGAGTATAATTTCGAGGAAATTTAAGTTGTTATCTGTTAGTGATGTATAATTAACTGTTAATTTTATTACAATGAAAGGAAGTAAAAAGTTATGGAACTCAAGAAATTGTTTGGTACGGATCAGGAAAAAGAACGCGAGGGAACATGGATTGATATGGGCGAAGGAGCTTCAATGAAAGTTGCTCGTATGGGTAATCCTCATTACAACAAGACGATTCAACGTCTGTCCAAACCTCATAAGAATGCTATTCGCAGAGGCACAATTTCCGAGGAGAAGGCTCAGGAGCTTCAAATTCGTGCGGCAGCCGAAGCGTTGCTGCTTGATTGGAAAGGTATTGTTGAAGACGGAGTTGAAGTCGCATATTCAGTTGATAAAGGTATTGAATATATGACGGCAATGAATGATTTTTTCCGTTATGTACAGGAAATGGCCACATCGATTGAAAATTTCCGCGAAGAAGAGGACGAAGACGCGGAAAAAAACTAACTGAGTATCTCCAATGGAGTCTGCGCTATGGAGATAATATTAAATGGTTCAGAGAGCTTGCTGCTGAGGGGCAGTATATTCCGGCTTTGGATGAAGAAGTCGAGTTGTACAAAGATTCCATTCCTTACTGGCAAGCTTTTTCTGTACTCAGTGGTTCAAGACCGGTAGGGATGTCGGTTGGTGCGATTCTATTAAGTGAGATTAAGTGTTATTTAGAGTTAATGGAGATATGGGATCTGGAAGAACGATTAACATATCTCAGAATGATAAAGGCGTTAGATAATGTTTATCTTACAGATGTAAAAGATAAACAGAAGAAGAAAAAAGAAACGAAGAAGAGTAGCGCACCAAGCCGACCACGCAGAGGGAGAAGGTAATGGCTATAGAATTAAAACTTAATCTCACAGGTTTTATAGAAGCTCAAAAATCTCTTAAAACATTAGGAGCTTCCGGAGATAGTCTGGAAGCTTCCTTTAAAAAAATAGGAACTTCGGCGCAAGGTTTTTTAAAAGGAGTTTCTTCAGGATTTTCAAGTCTTCATTCCGCATCGCTTTCTGTCAAGAAGTCGGTTGATAATGTTACACAAGGCATATCTTCTCTTATTACAGAAACTTTTACTGCACAACAGCAATTAAAAAAATTAAATTCTGCCACAGCAAGCGGATTTAAAGATGTTGTTTCTAATATAAACACAACCAATAAATCTTTGTTAAACACTGTTACAAGTTTAAAACAAGTTTCTGACATAGCTTATTCTACAAATAAACAGCTTAGATCTCTTACTTCTGCTACTACAAAAGGATTTAAATCCTTATCTTCGGCGATATCTGATTCTGCAAAGCAATTAAGCAGTTTATCTCGCGGCATGTCCAATTTGACTACGGCTACAATGTCTACAAATGCCCAGATAAAAAAACTTATAAGAGAAATGAAGGCGGGATTTAAAGAATTAGCAAGACAAAAAATAACAATTGCTGTAGATGATTCGAACATAAAAAAATTATCATCATCTACAAAAACTGCTTCTCAAGATCTAAGTAATTTGAGTAAAAAAGGAAAAAGTGCGTCTAGTAGTTTATTGAGCAGTTTTTCAGCGATTGATTTTAGTGCAAGAAATTTAATGTCTTCTATATTTAATTTAAGAAACGCTATTGTTGTAATGATGGCTACTGCGGCAGGAAAAGAGCTTCTTGAAATGGGCTTGTTTATGGATAGAACCAACAGAGCTTTCAAAGTAATTACAGGAAGTGCTGAGGGAGCGAAAGAAGAACTTGATTTTTTACGTAAATCAGCCGCCTCTGTTGGTGTGGAATTTTATAATTTAATAGAACCATATAAAAATTTTGCAGCCTCTGCAATAGGAACCGAGCTTGCTGGAGAAGGCATTCGTAAAGTGTTTAAGGGAATTATTACAGCAGGTGCAGCTCTCGGCTTAAACAATGAAGCATTAAAAGGTTCATTTTATGCTTTGGGGCAGATGATTTCTAAAGGCAAAGTTCAAACGGAAGAACTTCGTAGACAGCTTGGCGAGAGATTTCCAGGCGCTTGGCAAGTTGCTGCGAGATCTATAGGAAAAACAACAGCCGAATTGGAAAAATTTATTACAACCGGGAAGCTTCTCCCAGAAGAGTTTTTACCAAAATTTGCTGAGGCTTTAGAAAAGCAATATGCTCAAGCAGCAGAAGAAAATTCAAGAAGCGCAATAGGTTCTATAAATAGATTTATAACAGCTTGGAAAGATGCGGTGGCAACAGTTTCTTCAGAATCTTTCTTAGAGGCTATTATCCCAACTGTCGAGCAACTTACTGTGTCTTTAAACGAGTTAGCTAAGTGGGCTTTGGAACACAAGGATACTTTAAAATACGTGTTTGTGGGATTAGCTACTCTTATAGAAGGTTCAGCAAAAGCATTCGGTGTTGTGATAATTGTTATTGGAGAATTTTTTGATTGGATTCAAAAGACGTCCAAAGCTCTTGGTTTGCTATCCG